GGCTGCGAATCACGTCATCCGGTTCATTGAAAGCGCCTGCAAACTGACCACGAGTACCTGGGCCGGCCAGCCTTTCGTACTGCTGCCGTGGCAGAAGGCGGTGATCGCCAACGCCTATGGGTGGCTCCGCCCGGATGGCACCAGACGCTATCGGCGCGTTCACATCCTCGTCCCGCGCAAGTGTGGGAAGACCGAACTCGGAGCGGCCCTCGCGCTATATCACCTGCTCGCCGACGATGAGCCTACGCCAGAGGTGATCTCGATCGCGGCCGACCGCGCGCAGGCGGGCCGATGCCTCGAGGCGGCGAAGCGCATGGTGCGTGCCGAGCCCATGCTCGAGAGCCGCACCGAGGTCTATCAGCATCGGATCATCGTGCCGACAACGGCCGGGGTCTACAAGGTCATGTCCTCCGAAGCTCCGAGCGCGCACGGCCTGAACACCAGCGCGTGCATCGCCGACGAAGTTCACGCGATGGAGAATCACCGGGAACTGTGGGAGGCGATCGAGACGAGCGTCGGTGCCCGCCGGCAGCCCATGCTCATCTCGATCACGACCGCCGGAACGCTACGGGAGAGCCTGGAATGGGAGATGTACGACTATTCGACCAAGATCAGGGATCGGGTGATCGACAACCCCTACTTCCTGCCCGTGGTGTACTCGGCTGGCATTGAGGACGATTGGACAAGCCCGGAGGTATGGCGCAAGTGTGCGCCCAGTCTTGGGCACACGGTTCACGAGGGCTACTACGCCGAGAAGTGCAAGGAGGCGCAGGAGCAACCGAGCATGGAGACCCCGTTTCGCACCTACTACCTGTGCCAGCACGTCAGCGCGTCGAATCGATGGCTGCGGATGTCCGACTGGGATAGTTGTGCGACCCAATTCGACGAGGCCCAATTGGCTGGACTGCCCTGCTATCTGGGCATCGACCTTGGCGAAACCAGCGACCTGACCGCACTGACGGCCGTCTGGCTGGACAAGGATGAGATTTGGGTTCGGTCATGGGCCTATGCGCCGGAGGAAGGGGCGGCGCGCCGGCAGCGGAAGGACAAGGTGCCATATCTCGACTGGGCTCGGCAGGGGCACATCAAGCTCACGCCAGGCGACGCGACGGACTATGACTTCATGCGGAGGGAGATCCTGCGGATCGTCGGCGAGCACAAGGTTCAATGGGTTGGCTACGACCCCTACAACGCGAGCGGGCTGGCCCAACAGCTCGAGGCGGATGGGCTCAAACTGAAGCGAGTGCCCCAGTCGTTCTACTACATGGCAGAGCCGACCAAGCGATGGGAAGCTGCGGTCGTGAATCACAAGCTCCGCCACGACTCTAATCCCATCCTGACCTGGGCGATGTCTAACTGCGTGGTCGAGTTGGACAGCAACTCCAATCCACGGCCCAGCAAGCGACGCAGCAGCGAGAAGATCGACCCGGTTGTGGCCGGGATCGTGGCCCTAGCGGTGGCAATCGATGCCGCGCCGACGGTAACCTCCACGCCATACACCGAGAGAGGAATCCTGTGGCTCTAACCGACTGGCTCCCCTTCCTGCGTCGGCCCGCTCCTGTACTCGAGGAGCGTGCAGTTGTAGACCGCACCCCGATTGGTATGCCGCCCGGCGGCGCGCAGGCCTACATCAGCAACTACGCCGACACTGGTCGATCGATCACGCCGGAACAAGCGCGTGAGTCGCCGACCGTCTATGCCTGCATCCGACTGATCAGCTCCAACGTGAGCCGGATGGAGTGGCGCGTCAGCCGGCGCATCGATGGCTATTCGACACCGGACAAGGAGCATCCGCTCTATCGGCTGCTCAACATCGAACCGAACCCGCTGATGGGCGGGATGATCTGGCGTGAGTCCATGCTGCTGGACGCTCTGCTCTATGGCAATGCCTACGCCTACATCGAGCGCGATGGGATGGGCAACGTCATTGGGCTGCACAAGTTGCGTGCTGATGCTGTTGAAGTGAGTCGCGGTCAGGATGGATTCCCCATCTACACCGTGATGAACTCGTTCAACAACAGACTCGGCACGGTCTACCAAGGCTTCGACATCTTCCATCTGCGCGCACCAAGCCTGGACGGTCTGCTGGGCGAGACCCCGATTTACCTCGTGCGGAACATCATCGGCGTGGAACTCGAGGCCGAGAAGTTCGTCGCGAGCTTCTTCCGCAACGGCGCACGCCCGGCGGGGATCATCAAGGTGGCCGGAACCCTGACGGAGGAGGCGCTCAAGCGCCTGCGAACCTCGTGGCAGGCGATCACGGGCGGGGCCGAGAACGCAGGTCGCGTCGCCATCCTCGAGAGCGGCTACGAGTGGCAGGGCGTGAGCGTGAACCCGGAGGAAGCCAAACTCGTCGAACTGCGATCGTTCACGCGCTCGCAGATCGCCGCGGCCTTCAACGTGCCCGAGCACATGGTGGGTGGATCTGGTGGCGGCTTTGCGTCAACCGAGCAGGGCAACGCCGAGTTCGTGAAGCACTGCCTGGGGAACTGGGCTAGCCGGCTCGAGGAAGAATGCGCCCGGAAGTTGATCCGCAAGGGCGATCCCATCGAGACCCGCATTTCGTTCGATTCGCTCGTGCGGGGCGACATGGGCGCGCGGTTCAGCGCCTACAGCGTCGCGCTGAACAACGGGTTTATGACGATCAACGAGGCTCGGGAACGCGAAGGACTCCAGCGCATCGACGGCGGCGACATGGCTCGTGCGCCAGTCAACCTCGCCGTAGTCGACCCGAACATCACCCAGCCCGGGGATCCAAGCAACCAGCAGTTGATGCCACCGCCTGCGCCGGCTGCATTGCCAGGCGGGACTCCGGCGCAGATGCAGGGGGGGACCAAGATCCCGCAGGTTCCCGGCTCGGCGATCTTGCCGCCGGAGAAGCCGAAGCCTGAAGCGATGCAGATGGCATCGGCGGATGGCGGTTTCGACGATGCAACTCAAGGGTGCATCAACGCGAAGATCCCGAAGCTCATCGAAGAGGGATACCCGCAGGATCAGGCCGTCGCCATTGCGATTTCAATGTGCAGCGAAAAGAACTGCGCCGATGATCCAGATTGCGGTTGCGAGACGGAGAAGCGCGACTGTGGCACTGGTGCCGGCGGTTTCAAGCCTGGCAACGATTGTGCGCGCGGAGGAGGCGGAGGATCCGATCGCGCGTCGCTGATGAAGGAGATCACGAACTTCGACTTCCAGTTGAAGGAGGAGAAGGCAAGGCCGAATCCTGATCGTGCCTTGATCAGGGATATCGAGTCGGAGCTGAAGGCTGCTAGCGATGAACTGAAGCGCATCGATGCGGCGGATAGCGCCAAGAAGGCACGCGCCAACGAACTTGCTGCGAAGGCTAGACGGCGACCGCCGAAGGCCAGCAAGACTATCCAGATGGGCGATCTTCCCATCAGCAGACTAGGCAAGGGTGCCAAGGGGAAGCGTCGTGGCAAGTGAGGACGGGTTCAAGCCGACCGCCGGGATGATCGAAGAGGCCAAGCGCGGGCTAGCCTGGCGGCAGAAGTACGACCGTGGCGGCACACTGGTGGGTGTCGCCCGAGCGCGTGACATCGTCAACGGCAAGCGACTGTCGGCTGACACCGTTCGCAGGATGGCCTCGTTCTTCGCTCGGCACGAGGTCGACAAGCAGGGCAAGGGATTCACCCCGGGACCAAACTTCCCCTCGCCCGGCCGGATCGCCTGGGCTCTCTGGGGTGGGGATGCCGGGGCAGCCTGGTCGAAGCAGATCGCCGAACGGCTCGCCAAGCGTGGCAACGTTGCCACCATGCTCGAGCTGCGCTATCGCGGCTTCTGCATCAGGCGTGCGCTGCTCGAGTCGAGGAACTGTGGCACTGGTGCCGGCGGGTTCCAGCCGGGCAACAATTGCGCCGGCGGAGGCGGAGATGATGGGTCTAGACCCATGCGGGATCGTCGGGTGCGTGGCCTGTATGACCACAGTCCCGGGGAGCCTAGAATGAGCCGCTACAAGGCCAAGGAAGGCAAGGATGCTCTAGACGCTCAAGGCCGCGAATACCCTGCTACGGTCGACACGCTAGCCGACCGTCAGGCTTGGGATGATGACATTCAGGACGCTGAACTGAACCCCGGCTACGACCCGCAGGATGTAGTCGACGATGTCATCGTCGAGCGGTTTGGGGATGTGGATATCGAGGCTGGATTCAGCAACGGCAAGTTCATAAGCCAAGGAGCTAACCCAGCACTCCAAGAATGGATGGACAAGAAGGGGTTCAAGGGTCCGCCGGCGAAAGCAATGGAAGAGATCGTGCGGATGGCCGAGGCAGAAGCCTGGGAACGCATCAAGAAGGACGCTCGTGATATTGCCGCTAGGAAGCTGCGTGCACGCACTTACCAGCGGCCTCTTGGCTGACAAACGGAAGCAAAAAACGAAACGAGAAGGGAACCCGATTATGTACACTCCCGGCATGATTCGTCACACGATCGAAGAACTCCGCAACCTGGGCTACACGGCCGAGCAGGCTCGTTTCATCATCCGTAACTGCGGCACTGGTGCCGGCGGATTCTCGGAAGGCAACGACTGCGCCAAGGGCAAGGCCGGCAAGGACGGCGACGGCGATGGCGAGTTCGAGGGCGACAAGGGCGACGGCGGAGGCAAGAAGGGCGGCGGCGGCGAGGGCGGCAAGTCACGGCAGACGGAAGGAACGTCGGAAGAGGTTAGTGATGAGAGGGCTGAACTTCAGAGAATAATCGATCAAGCCCCGCGCGTTGCCGAGGTCCAAAAGCAGATCAAAGAGCTCAAGAACAAGATCAAGAGCCTGCGCAGGTCGCAGACGATGAAACCTGATCGGGACAAGGCTAGGGAAGAAATGGCCGCATGGGACAAGCTCTTGCCTCTTGAAAAAGAAGCAGAGGGTCTCCCGTCTGAATACGATATCGAGGCAGCAAGAGACGAGCTGGAAAACCCATACACACCATCCGACCTCGATGAGGAAATGAAGCCGCTTGAGCCGTTATTTACCGATGAAGAGTTAGCGGCTGCCGAAAAGGCAAGAGACGAAGAGGAGGAGGCTATCCTAGAGAAAATCCGCAAGGATGCCCCACGCGCTCTCGAGGTCCAAAAGCAGATCAAAGAGATCAAGAACAAGATCAAAAGCCTTCGCAGGTCGCAGACGATGAAACCTGATCGGGACAAGGCTAGGGAAGAAATGGCCGAATTCGACAAGCTCTTCAAGCTTGAAGAAGAAGCAAAGGGTCTCCCGTCTGAATACGATTTGGTAGAAGCGGGCGTGAAGGTTGAAGAAGCGAAACCGGCACGGCGGCAGTCGCGCAAGAAGCGTTCGTTCTCGCATCGTTTGATGGAACTTCGGAAGGCTGGTTTGCCCATCAGCGTGGCGATCCGTATGTCTCGAGAGAACGGCGA